ATCCGTATCGCTGAAAAGTGAAAGAAAGAACTGTTCTCCATATCTTCCCTTGTTCTTTGCGTCAAGTGAGTAATAGTTTGGCATGTGTTGTTTTACCCAACTGCCTGTGTTACCACTTTGTTGTGAATCAAACTCTTTAACGAGTTCTAATGTAATCATATCTAATCCTTTTCGTTTTTATACATATATTATATCAAAAGAGAGACCACTTGTCAACAACTATTTTTAGGTATCCTTGAAATTTTACTTGACTTAAGGTTATAAAATTGGTATAATATTAACATTGGAGAAAAAATATGAACATAGATACAGCATACTTGATAATTTTAGTGATAGGCGTATGGGCAGCATACAGCTTTGGTAAACGAGAAGGTATATCTTCCACTCTTGACTACATGAAAGAGATGGGTAAGATTGACTTTGAGGACTAACCAAAAAATAATTGTTGACTTTAGGTTACAAATTTGATATAATTACTATTGAAGTGTAGGAATGGTTCTTACACATTGGCGTCCATACCGAAAGGGTGGGCATAGTTTTACTGAAAAGGAAATTAGGAGAAAATAATGACGATTGATATTAGTAAATTTTGGCTTGGTATGAATAATGATTGGCTATTGCAAAATACCGATACATCATATCCGAGATATAACATAGTTGAAAACGTGGAAACAGGCAATTATCGTATAGAAGTTGCAATCCCAGGTTGGTCAAAAGAAGAACTAGAGGTAATTCATGAAGATAATGAATTGCTTCTCAAGGGGAGAAAAGAACGAAAACTTGGTGATACAGAAAGATTTGTACATCAAGGACTTAGTCTTAAATCTTTTGAGAGAAAGTTTATTTTAAATAACGACTTAAAAGTAGACTCTGTTGAATTAGTAGATGGACTATTAACTATCGCTTTGTCTAAAACTCCGAATTCCAATCGTAAAGTATTGGAGATAAATTAAATGAAACAACTACTATCAGTAGTAATGTTATCACTATTTGTTTCAGACGCATTTGCAGATGATTGGAGAATGAGAAAATTTGACATGAATGGAGATGGCTTCATTACTGTTGAAGAATTTGAAGCTCTAGGCTGTAAAGTCAGAAAAAGTTTATTTAGCTATGCTGACAAGAATAGCGATGGCAAATTAAATGCGAAAGAAACTAGAAAAGCATCATCTGTACTTAAACTTAATAAGTGCGGAGGTGTGTAGTGAGAACAATTATAAATAGTTTTAGACAAATACAGAAAAATGAAGATGTACAAGAAGTAATGGAACAGTTGTTCCTATCATGCTTTTTCGGAATCGCAGTGCTTGCAAGCGTAGGGCATCTCGTTTGATTGTATATTGTCAGCGACCAAAGACGAAGCGCACTCGCAAGAGTGTGCTTCGCACTAAGGCAAAGCGAAAGGAACAAGACAGAGAACTACTAGACTATGCAAATAAATTGCAAAAGAAACTAGAGAATCAAATAAATCGTGTTACAGGTAACGGAGCCAGCACTAGAAAGGCTAAAACAAAAAGTGCAAAGAAAACAAGTATGGGGAATAAGACTCGGTCTAGTTCCTAGTGGCTGCAATGGGTGGTCGTATGACTTAAGTTATTTGGAAGAGCCAAATATATTAAGTGATGCGGTGTTCTACGGCATGATAGCAGTAGACCCAATGACATTTAGCTATGTTGAGGAGATACACATTGACTGGATAGAGGATGGACTCAACGAACAATTTAAAATATCCAGTCCACAAGAAACAGCACAGTGTGGCTGTGGGGAAAGTTTTACAATATGAAAATATCAGCAGAGGGTTTAGCCCTTATTAAAAAGTTTGAAGGTTGCGAATTGGAAGCATACCAAGACGCAGTAGGAGTATGGACAATCGGTTATGGACACATCAAAGGTGTTGAAGAAGGTATGACAATTACCAAAGACCAAGCAGAAGAAATGCTCTTAGAAGAATTAGTAGAGTACGAAACACATGTACTCAACGCAGTAAAGAATCAATTAGACCAGTGCATGTTTGATGCATTGGTATCATGGACATATAATCTCGGTCCGACTAATCTAAATAATTCCACAATGCTTAAAGTTGTAAATGCAGGACAATATGATGATGTCCCTGCACAGATAAAAAGATGGAACAAAGCAGGTGGTAAAGTATTAGAAGGTTTAGTCAGAAGAAGAGAAGCAGAAGCATTATTATTTGAAGGTAAAGACTGGTCACATGTCTAATAAACAAACCTTTCAAGAATGGTGGATAAACTTCAAAGCGAAGTTCATTACATTATACAAACTAAAAGTAAGTTATAATAATGTTTGGGGCGACTCTGATGATGAAGAGTTTATAATCAAAAAAGTCATAAAACGAACCAAAGACTCTATTAAGTTTAGAACCGAACAAGGTGATGTAGTAGAGATGTATGGTGCTGAAGGACTAAATATCAAGATAGAAGAATTATGATATTTAAGTTGGGAGTAGCAATTATTTTATTTTATGTCATTAGTAATGAGCCAGAGATAGAATTAATAGACCCAGCAAAAGAGAGAGCACCTGATTGTGAGTTCTTTTTATTTGACGAAAACCCACACGCATATGATTGGTGTAAAGGAACACACTATATCAACGGCATAGAAAAAGAGGAAAGATACACATGAACCAGTTTTTTCTGGCATTATTGCTAGTAGTAAGTGGACTTTGTTGGTGGCTTTGGCAAGACAACCAAGCACTTAGACAGAATAATGCAACATTAGAAGTAGCAGTTCAAACTCAAGAGGAAACAATAAGTACTCTACAAAATGATTTTGCACTACAAACTTCACAATTAAATGAGTTAGCTCTTAAAAATCAAGAAACACAAAAAGAAATGAATCGTTATCTTGATATATTTAAAAGACATAACTTAACCAAGTTAGCCGCTGCAAAGCCTGGGCTAATAGAACCAAGAGCTAATAAAGCAACGAAAGAGGTATTTGATGGAATTGAAGAAGATAGTAGGGATATTGACGCCGCTGATGATAGCATCATCGTGCAGCCTATTCCCACCAAAGACATTAGAGGTTAGTGCAAAGCCGATAGAAAGGCAGATAGCACAACCAATACTACCAAGAGAGCTTGATTTAAAAGAACCTTATTGGTATGTAGTTTCTGAAAAGAACATAGACGAGTTTATTGCAAGAGTAGAAAAAGAACAAGGACAACTTGTGTTTTTTGCTATGTCAGTACCTGACTATGAACTTATGGCATACAATATGCAAGAAATAAAAAGATACATCAAAGATCTAAAGGAAGTGGTAATATATTACCGAAGAGTTACAACACCCCAAACAGAAGTTGTTAACGATGCAGGAATAGTAGTAAAACAATGAGTATAGAAGATACAGTGCATAT